TCAGAATATTTTAGAGATGCGCTCCACGATGTCATCCTCCATCTTAGGAGTGACATGTGAATAGGTGTCCATTGTTTCTTGAAATGAAGCATGCCCTAGACGTTCCTGTATGGCTTTCATATTTGCCCCATTTTCGATGAGAAGAGTGGCGTGGGTATGTCTTGTGCCATGCATTGTAAAAGATGGCTTGCCGATTAAATTAGCGTATTTCTTGCATAGCTTGCTAACTTCATCAGGACAGCGAGGGGCACCTTTAATACCAGGAAATACTAGATTGTTATTAATCCAATTCATAGTCTTGATTCTGCGTTTATCTATGACTGTTTTATGCTTCATAAGCTCCTGGAGTGTTTCCGTATTAATGGCTATTATCCGTTTTGATGATGTTGTTTTAGTTGTGTTTGATATAACTGCAGTTGATCCGATTTTGAGTGCTGTTTGTGAAATGGATATGGTCGACTTTTTAAAGTCGATATCAGACCATCTTAGGCCTAGTAATTCAGAGCGCCGCATACCGGTTGCAAATGCTAATTTAAATAGTGCATGGTGTTCGGTGTTTGAGATATTGGACAGAAAATTTTTGACTTCGTTTGCAGATAATGTGACCATTTGGCGAACCTTAACTTGTTTAGGCCGATCTATATTTTTCATATAATTCTTAGGGATTATATCATCTTTTACCGCTTGCTCTAATATAGAACCTAGGATTGTCATGGTGTAGGATATAGTTCTTGATGACAATCCGTCCATTGACTCAAAGACATATCGTAATGTATTAGGTTTGATTTCAGCTAACTTTACGCCGCCGATTTTATCTCTAATATAACGATTAATGATTCCTGTATAACTTTGATAGGTAGCTGGTGTTATACTCTTTTCTTTTAATTGCAGCCATATATTAATCCAGGTATTTAATGAAATAGTATCATCGAAATTGGCACATGATTGATTAGTATTTACGTATTTCTCCATAGCTTCTATAGCCGCTTTCCTGGTTGTGCCATAAAAGTATTTACGCTTGCCGCTTATCATCTTTGATACCTGGTAGCGACCGTCGGATCGTTTTTTAGCCATAAAAATAACCTCCTTGGCTTAAATTTGGGTATGAGAAATAAGCCTTAGAGGTTTTGTGGTATAATGTTATTGGAGTAAAAATGAAGTACCTCTAAGGATAGGTATGTAGTTTTTAGTAGCCCTCACTGCGGTGAGGGCTTATTTTTTTGTATAAGAGAGAGGAGGGGTTTTCTACGTTTGCCCCAAATAGATTAAAAATCTATTCTGTGTATCTGCCGGCATGTCTGCGATGTTCGCATAACACTGAAATAAAAAAGGCCTTATTTCCCGGTCGCCCTCGTCAATACCATTAAATACAGATAAGAAGTCGACAATAAATTGTTTTTTAAGATAATCAGTTTTTAGTAAAACCATCATCGATAACATTACACCATATACACCCTTAAGATATACTTTTTCGTTTTTCTCGATCTTCTTCTTTTCTTTCTTTATTAAAATTTTTCCGGGTAAACATTTTGACAATGTACTAGAAGGGATTTTTCGTGTCTCATCAGTTCTAAGAGCAGTGAAATCAAGATTATGTGCTGCTGCATTTCGAAACACTCTAATGGCCTCTAATGCGCAAATAATAAAATTAGTTTTATCGTTAAGTGGAATTATCCTGTCAGGTTCGTTAGGCAACAATTCGTTTACAACGTCGTCGCGTTGGGCGTTCTTTAACAGTTTAAAGAGATTAATGGAATTACTAAATGATAGGTTTTTTAATAGTATCCACGGTGGAATGTGGTTATGGTGTTCACGATAATATAAAGTAGGGTTGTTTGCGATTTTATCATCATTTCTTGTTTTGAAACATTCGAGTTGAACAGCGTCAAACGTCAATACATTATTAGGATTTTGATAAGACTCTTTATATTTTGACTTTGCTAAATACACTGACATATCTACACCGAAATCTCTAGATAAAGTGTAAGCTAGTTTTGTTTTAAATATATTTTCAATAAACATACTATACTTTAAAATGAATGCTTGTATAGATCTGTCAAACATAGAAAGGCTATATAACTGTTCTATAGTAGTACCTTCAATAAAATGCTCTCCGTCCGGTATAAAATGTTTTTGGTACCGATTAATTAGATCATAATAAGATATTGTATCTAAAGCATGAATCGCAAATTCTTGATTGCTTATGTTTAGATTTCTAGTACGTAATAATTCAATTTGTTGCTCGTAAGTTTTAAAAGGCTTGTCATAAATTATCAAAATTCAGCCTCCCATATAATAAAAGGAGCCCCGCTACCAATGATAGCAAGGGCTCCAGTGTCCAACAGTCACGCAATGTGGAAAGGGACAGTTCACTATCATTAGTATACATCATATAAAATAAGTTTTCAATACTTATTCTCTTGTGAGTAAAACAGTATCGCCTATCTTTATAGGCGTTATTTTAGGCGCGGAAAGATTGTCAGAAATATCATCTTTATTGACATTTAATGGGACGGTTCGAGCAATAGTTTTTTGAAGTACAGATACCGGACTAAATAGAGTGCTAGTACGTCTAACAATGCGCTGACATACAGAGAATTGAGCATAAGGGGCTGTAATTTCAATAACAGCTTTTATACCGTCATACGCGCCGTAGTTTACGCCATCTATAATTAAGTCTTCACCAGGTTCGATTATACGTAAAACGTCACCCTCTTTAGCCCCACTGTTTAGGCCGTAGTCTATTAATACGGTGCTTTCGTTTTGAATAGCGATAATTTTATATGTATCAAACATAATGACCCTCCTTTTAACATAGACCCTTTCTGCCTACAGAAATAGAGCATTTAACAAATTTTAGGAACTAGATATTTAACAATTTCCCTAGCAGTATTAACTGAGTTTTCATTGTTAAAATTGATATTGTTTTCATCGTTGGTCCTGTCAAAGCCTTTCATCGATGTATTTTCGTGACCGTATGTGGCAAATTCCAAAAATCCGGAAGTAACACCAGTTGATTTCACTTGAATGGCTAAGATGTTCTTTATTGGAATAATCTTATATGTTCGATTACCTAAGTTAAATAGCCCGCCTTGGGTGCGATCGATAACGACACATGTATCATACACAAATAAATTAGCACCAATGCCATCTAAGTGGTATAAGTGTTGGCCCATAAAGTCCTTTGTAGGGCTCTCGATAACTTTCGGTTCACTGTTAAAAAATCCCATATACTAACCTCCCAGTATTAAAACCCGTTATATCCCAAATATTCCTCTTAAAACATCTCGATTGCGTTCATGTTTAGCTTTCTTTTCAGCAGCTTGCTGTTCTTCAATGCGTTTTTGTTCCTGAATCTGTGCCTCGGCTGTTTTTTGTTTTTTATAGTCTGCTAATTTAGCGTCACGACCGACTAACCCTTTTACAGAAGCAATAAGGGCTTCACCACCACTTCCAGGGGCTGGAGTGCGAGTGGTATTTACTGCAGCCTCCTTAACAACTGTATCAGAACCATTCCTATAAACATAATATTGTATGATTGTAACAGAAGAATCTGCAAAGTGAATATTGTATTCTCTTAATTCTTGAAAACCTCTAGTTTGTACCCATACAGCCCACGCTTTAGCAGTATCAGTAGCTGGGTCATAGGAGAGTGTGTTCAAATCGACTTTCCCTGTGTAGTCAGAATTTGAATAAAACCATTGCCAACGTGCGTCGTTAAATTCCTTTGCACTGACCATCATTGTTGAACATAATGCAAATATTGTTGCTAATACTAATCCCTTTTTCATTTTAAAATCTCCCTGTGTTAAATAATATGATGATAAAAGTCGATTTCGTTAAGGTCTCCATCTTCAAGTTGAGACATTCTAACCATACGCTCAACTAGATTAACATGTTGGTCTAAATAAAAATCGTCATTAATAATATGCATCAATTCGTGCTTAATTTCCTCCCTCATGCGATCATGAGAGAGGTTTTTGTTTATATAGATATTATGAGTATCTATATCTTCACATTCCTCCGACACAGCGTTGGCATGTGGTAAATCACAGTAAATTACATTAACTACCAAATTAACACACTCCCTTATATGCTATTTATTTTTTAATTTTAATAGTTCTATATATTCAACTGCTTTCTCCATATCCTCCTTACTAATATCTTTTGCTGCAGAGAATAACATACGGGCCCCTGGGCGTGTGCGTAAGTACTCAGCGAATTCAGCAGCTTCTTTATCTAGGTAATATTCCTCTTCAGTTTTATTATTTGCTCTAGATTTATCGCCTACATCAGCGAAGAATTCAAGTGCACGTTCGCCGAGTTGATCTTGTTCATCTGGATCAGTTAATAATTCATCTAACGACATATTCATCCCGTCCGCTAATTTGTTTAAAGTTCTAATAGAAGGAATAATTGGTTTCTTTGTTCTAGAATTTTTATTATTTTCTAGCATTGACAAGTATTGTTTAGTCAAACCGGTTTTTGCTGATAGTTCTTCTAATGTTAAATTATTATCTTCTCTATATTTTTTTATGGCTTCTCCTAATGACATCGTAGAATCCTCCTTTCTTGATAAGTAAAGTTTACATTATAAAAACTTTTTTGTAAAGCATGCTTGACAATTGTTTTTTGATAAAGTATACTAAAGCTGTCAAGCGGGCTTGACAACTGAAATGAAGAAAGGAGGACGTATGAATAAGCTTAGAGAATGTAGGATTAATAAAAATATAACTCAAGAAGAGCTTTCTAGGATATCTGGTATTTCTAGGACTACTATTGTTAATATTGAAGCCGGAAAGCTTAAGTTTATCCGCTCTGACACAATGGATGCACTATCAGAAGCTCTTAATGTTCCTGTTCCTACATTATTTTTTTAATTTAAAAGTAAAGCGCGCTTTACTTGCGACAAAAGGCGCGATATGCGAACAATTTATTAACACAGAAAGGAGGAGAGATGAATCAAAGAAGTAGTTTTGTTGTCAACACAATTCGACAATAAAAAATACTACGTAATAGACCTGAACGGTAATCTATCACGTAGCATCAAAGATGGATTGATATTTTTAAGTCGGGACGATGCAGATATGTATATACCTGGCATTGAGTCGAAATTAAAAATAGTTTTAGACGGGGCTGCAAATCTTGTTAATGCAGAATCAATTAATCTTATGAGTATAATTTCTGACACACTTTTCGAGCGCATATCGTGCTCTGGAAATAATAATTAATGCCTCAATAGTTGATTGATAAGTATCATTACTTAGGTATTTGGGTGTATGTGCTTTGGGATTCCTGTATAGATAAACAATTGCATTTAGCAACGAACGGAGACCATTGTGATCTGATTTTTCATCATCAGTTTGAAATTTATTCATAACGATTATCGGATTCGAACCTTCAAAACATCGATTTACTAGAGTACTCCCATCTAAATCTAATCCTGATATAGAGCGCAATTCTGCTAATAGGCATTTACAAGATTCAAATATCAAATGGAATAGATTTTCTGAAATAATTTCAGGTCTACAGAACGCAAGTATCTGAGGATGAATTGAAAATCTATGCAGATCTGCTTTCAATCGACTTACAACCTCGGTAGCCTCGTCTAGTGTTGTTGCAGGAGTTACTTTTATTACCTTTCCTGTAGGAAGAAGTTTAAGCCCGATAAAACTTAAAAGTGTATTTAATGAATCTAATGCATCAGTAAAATCATTTTGTCTTTCTACGAAGAGTGACGGAGCCATAATGTATTCAATTATTTTTATCATTGGATCGTAGGAATTGTTCTTATTACATTCATTAGCGACTCCATTATAAATACGTTTCCATTTTGTATCGATATCAGGAAGTTCACAGTTAATACCTAAATTAGCAAACATTATTGTTATTTCTTGTCCAGTTAATAACTCACCTAGTATTTTACAAATTTTTGTGATTTGTAAACTATTCATTTATATCACTCCCTTTCATCAAAATTATACATGAACGGGAGGTGAAGATAAATATTTAATTAACAAAGGAGAAAATATGTACAACACAAACAACTGATTTAGCTCTATTGATTAAAAACTCATAAATTTGCAAAACATATAAGCCACCAACAAAGTTAGTGGCAGTAGCGAGGGGCATTAAATGAAAGAGGAAAAACATATTAAAATACTCCGCCAACAGCTGGAACTATTGACGGAGTTGCAAAAACAAGTGGATGATCCACAAATAATCATGGAGTTATCTGACAAAATAATTGTGTTATCTGATGCACTAACTAATCTAGAAGAATCACAAAATAATAAATTATCTGTTTGGAAAGACGCATCATTAATTTATCAATTAGCCTTATCAATTCAAAATAAATGTGCAAAAGATATAGATGAATTATTTGCTCTGAGCAGTGACAAAAGCAAATAGCATCTGCATAACTGCGATAGCAATATGTTGATGCTTGTGGAGTACATTAGAAAATTTTGATAATAGACCTTTTTGCACGGGGATATCATTACTTAAGTTTGTTTCTAGCAAATGGAGCATTTTTCTAAACGCTTCTTTTTCTTCCATAGATATATTTTTGTCATTGTCAATTAGATTTGAAATTGAATTTATGGATTGATCTATAGAAATTGAAATATTTTCTTGTGAACCAATTATAGAATTTCCATTTATAGTGCCAATGTTAAATATATTGGTTGCATTAGAGCGTTTATGAGCACGCTGATAGTCTGTTTCATATTTTAAAATGGCGCCATCAGTCATTCCCAAAGGTTTTACATCTATAACATGGTAGTTCTTTTTGTTATGAACCAAGATATCGCCTTCTATTATATCTGAAAATTCTAATGTTTGAATGGAGTTTGGATATTTACTAGAACAGAAAAATCCATACACTTTGTCAGCGATTACTTTATTATTTCGTATTACAGTAAATAATTCAGACATATTTTTAAATGGGGCAACCGGCATTTTGAATTTCATTATAATCACCTCCTTTCAAGGTGATTATACAAACAATTATTTAAGAATACGCAAAATATTCATGAAAATTTTATGAACATCTATAAAGAAGATATAAAGGAGGATTATTGTGGACAGGAATAAATTATGCATAACAGTCGCTGAGGCTGCTGAACTAGCAAGCGTTCCTCAAGATGTGATTCGTCAATGGGCGGCTGACTTTGATTTTCCGTCGATGAAGATAGGGGCCCGAGGAGGTAAACGATTGATCCATTTAGATTCGTTTAATGTATGGCTAGGGAAACGATGCCAAGCAAGAATAGGAGAGTGAAAAAATGAAAAAATTAGCAGGCATCATGCTGGCCACATGTTTTGGAATTTTAGAAGGCTCAGATGTACAAGGGTACGAGTTGCATTCATCGACTATGCTACTGTTGCTTTTATGCGTTGTATCAGCAGTAGCTATTCTTTATAAATCATTTAAGGAGGATGAGCATTATGGACGATATTGATGTGATTGGTGTGTTATTTATTCTTGTTGTGATGGCCGTTTGCATTATGTTTTATGGCGGTCTGGTTTGGGTACTAATACGATGAGACGTCCGGTTCGAACATGTACGAAATGTGGAGTTAGGTTAATTCCACACACTCATAACTACATTTATGACGAGATTAATCGAAAGGCAATTAGAGTATGTAAGTCCTGCCACGATGAACATATTCGCCGTAAAAGTAAAAATGCTCGCACTCACGGCAATGAGATACGAGCACAAATTAAATTAACCTAGTTAAATTGTAACACATAAGGAGGCTACTATGCCAACTGTTAATAAAAATATAGATTTTGATTTCTTTAATAGATCGGGCCGGTTCCCTCCGAAAATACGATTTAATGTGTGGGGTTCCGTGTGTGGATTAAGCATGGATGCTTATAAAGCAATGGGAAAACCTATTGGCCTTAAGGTGGGCATTGATAAGGTAAACCATGTAATTCATGTGCTACCTATTAATAAAGAAAATATCAAAGGTGCTATTTATCCAAAATCCCACGAACTTAAACGGTCAAAGGTAGTTATTTCAAGAGCTCGTATTGTTTTAGCCGGACTTAAAGAGTTAGGCATTACAAACAATCTCGAAGGTACCGTTAAAGATAAGAACAGTACAGTAGAGCTGCTATTTAAATTTTGAGAGGAGATAAAATGCCTGAAATAAAAGCAATAAAATCTAAACCTACTGTAAATGCATTTGATTTTAATTTCTTTGCGGATAACAAAGGTAAGCACAGTGGATTACAAAAGGTAGCTATAGTGACTACAAACAGCTATATTAAGCTTTCAATGCCGGCTTATAGAAAATTAAAAGGGCCTGAGTATTTCAAAGTTGGTATAGATATTAACAATAAAGTCATTTGTGTAGCGCCTGCGATTGGAACAGAGCCATATGTAATTAAACCAACAGCAGTACAAATCGAAAAAAATACTATTTACATATCCAAAAGTCGTAGCGTAATTCGTAAACTCCAGGAAATTGGAATCCCTAAAATCGTTGAAGGAAAATTAGTTGATGATGAATTACTGTTTAAATTCTAAAGGAGAAACTATCATGGAAAATAAAAACGTTTTAACTATTAACTTTAATAACATAGAAGATTTGGCATTGCAGATCGCGGAATGGAATGCAACTTTAAACCATCAATGCTGCGGTAGTTGCTCAGAGACTTCCGATACACCTATTGTCGAAGTGCGACCTGCTAACGGTAAGAGCCTTGAACTTGCTGAAGAGGCGCTCAATGCAGAATTTAAAAAGTGTGTTGAACGCGAGCAGTCTGACAAGAAGGATGTCAAAAAGGTTGCTAAAGAACAAACATCTGATAATATTCCAGTGCAGCCATTAGACGCAGAACCTGTTGAACCAAAAGAAGAGCGGACGCCACAACAGGAAGAAATTGATCCTAAAGATGCGCCTGCGCAGGAAGTTGAAAACACGTTAGATGTAACACCTGAACCTGTAGATAAAAAAGCCTTTTATAAGGAATTCCGTGAATGGATGGGCGAAGATGGGGTAAAAGCAAAAAAAGCACTTGCAATTTTTAGCAAACATGGTGTTACTCGTCCATCTAGTGATTCCTTGACAGATGATCTTATCACCGATTTAAAATCCATCATGGCAGAGAAGGAGGCTTAAATATGGCTAAGCAACAATTTAAAAGCCAAGCAGACATATGTAAAAAGTCGCTGGATATATTACATAAGGCCATTGAAATGGACCCTGGTAACGCCGAAGAGTACCAGGCGGGTATCGCATATACAGAGGATGTCATGAAAGCGTCCAATGCAATTGTAAAGGCCTTTGATGTGGTGTGTAAACCTTTGCCCGACGTTCCTAAAGAAAAAACGAAAGATCCTAAAAAGGAAGAAAAGCCAAAGCGTACACGTAAGACTAAAACCGCTAAAGAACCTGTGCCAGTTGATAGCAAACCAGCTACAGATGAAACACAGTCAGTGGTTGAGTCTAGTGTAGAAGAAAATGCTGACCTCTTTGCTATGTTTGGCGATTAAGGCGGTGGCGTTCTGTGGAAACTGTGTCAAGTTTATACATCCGTAAAATGTTCGATAGCATCATAATTGAAAAACATTATGATGCTGCTTACACAACAATTCACCATTGCGATTGCAATCACACATTTGGTGGCACATGGAACCGCAAATATAGCATGGGCTGCGGATATTATACAGGTGCGAAATATTATGTTTGCCCTAATTGTGGGACTCGCTCCGAACCATATGTACACAAAGTGATATTAACATGTGATGACGAGGAATTATTTCCTAAAGAAATGTTTTTTGAGGTCATTAATTGCAAAGACTTTCTCGATTTTCGTATTAAATATAAAGGTATCCAGTTGTTTTGGGATGGAACGTCTGAAGATGGCTCTTATAAAGAAGTTTTGCGTTTTGATTTCAAAGCCAGAAAAGCTTTTTATATCGATGAAGATAAGAGAAAACATGAACTTACAGTCGATTATATTCGTGATTCTAATAATCCGATTATGCCAATTTTAAAATACATAGGGAAATCGTATGCAGTACATGGAGTTAATAAAGAACATTTGGCCAAACTCTTCAAAAGTCTGCGCATAACGTTTGAAAAGCGCTTATCAGAACAGTGCGGATATAAAGTAAAAGATGTTTATATTCCGCACTCGATTAGTGAATATGGCGGATATGGGATTTCTATGTTGGTTAATATGATCTTAAAGCTTAGAGCTCCTGATATGCCTGCTGTCACTAAAATAATTAAAAGCAACATTAAATGGACTCCACGCTATTGGATGGGTTCCATAAGAGATCTACATTTTGATGATTCGATTTTAACTATGACTAAAAAGGGGACCGGATTCTTAGAAGCATTGCGAATTTATCATCGAGCTCCTGATAGTAAATTATTGCGCAGCATGATGGTTAATGACCCTATGATTGTTAAGTTATCAGATATGCTGAATGTTTTTAAAGACGAAAATAATCGAAGGACAATATTGACGCTTAATCGAGACAAAGGGTTTGATGATGTATCTGCAAAAATAATTAATGCAGCTCATTTAGATGAGAATATGGGCGTTAGGACTGAAAAAATACTTAATATGTGGATTGGCCTTTCCAAACGATATGGCGAACGAAATTTATTGCGGTATTTGTTAAATGTCACTGCATCAGATATCAGGGATATTGTTAACATGTACAGTCAAATAAATGGTAAGTATATAGCTCAAGTTTGGAATATTAATTGCAAGTTAAAAGACTTCCATGATGTTGTAGTTAATATTTACAACAAACAGGAGTACGGCGACGTAATTCTTCCGGAAATTCCTCAGCTACAAGCTGATGTAAACGGAATGCACTTTATGATTCCTAAGACTGCTGCTGATTTAATGACTGTAGGTAAACGGTTAAAAAATTGCGTTGGATCATACCGAGATAGAGTCATGAAAGGGACTACTGCAATAGTGGTGGTCACTGACGATGCAATGAAGCCAATCGCGTGCCTAGAATTGGACAACAAGGGCAAGAAGAGAGGCCGTCAAATGTTCGACTTAGTGCAGGCTAAGCTATTTGCTAATGAAAAGCTTAAAAAGAATGCTCAAATTAACTCGACGGTCATGAAATGGGCCAATCAATTAAAGATTGAACCTCATACCATCGATGTAGATGCCACTGTTGTATAGGAGAATGATATGAAACTCACAAAATTAGAACTACTTAACTTCAAAGGATTAACGTCCTTTACGTTAGATTTAAAAGGCGATGTTGTAATCCGTGGCGATAATGCTACCGGTAAAACGACTGTATTTGACGGTCTGTGCTGGCTCCTCTTTGGTAAGGACAGCCTAGATCGGGCTGATTTCGAAATTAAGACATTGGATGGTGGCGAACCTATCCATAAAGTCAATCACGAAGTAACTGGGACCTTTACATTAGATGACGGCGGGACGATTGAATTACAGCGAGTATATCGTGAAAAGTATTCATCCCCTCGTGGTGGGGATGTTACCTTAACAGGTCATACGACAGACTATTTTGTCGATGGTGTACCTAAGAAAGAAAAAGAATACAAAGAGATTGTAAATTCTCTGGTTGATGAAAACATCTTCAAATTGATTACAAATCCATTGTACTTTAACGAAACGTATTCCTGGCAAAATCGTCGCAAATTACTCTTGGAAATGTGCGGGGATATTGACGATGCTGCTGTAATTAATAGTTGTGAAGATTTAAAACGTTTAGCTGAGTTATTAGATGGTCGGACGGTTGATGATCAACGCAAAGTTATCGCTAGCAAGAAAACAGCTATTAATAAAGAACTTGATATGATTCCGGTTCGTATTGATGAAGCTGTGCGAAATAAACCTGAAGTTATGGCTGATAAAGATAAACTAATCAGTGATATTAAAACTTTATCAACTGGCATTGATGATGTTGAAAAACAAAAGGCCATTATTAAAAACGGTTTTAGCGCTACAGAAAAACAGTCTAAAATTCGTGACATTAATCGTCAATTAGACGTCAGACGTTCAGACATACTATCCGATTACCATAAACGCAAACAACATTTGCGCAGCGAATACGAAACGGCACTATCTAAATTAAAGGCGACTGAAGCTGAAAGAGATAGATGCATGGATAGAAGCAACGAGCTTGATAAAGAAATTGGGCGAGAAGCCAAACGCATCGAAACTCTAACATCTGAATTCGACACATTTAACTCTCAGCAGTTTAGTAAAGAGGCTTGCCCTACTTGCGGGCAGCAATTGCCGGCGGATAAGCAGGAAAAACTCGAGGCAGAATTTAATGCTAATAAATCTAAAAAGCTTGAAGAATGGAAAGGCCTTATCGATAGTGCTGCTAAGTTAAAAGGAAATTATGAAGAGCAGCAGAAAACGATGGCGTTGAAAGCTGACGGATTAATAGATGACATTACCCTACAAAGCAAGGAGCGAGATATTAAACGTGAAGAATATGAAGCGTATTCTGAACCTAATGTCGAAGATGATCCTACATATGCTGACTTAAAAGCACAATTATTCTTGCTTGAGATTGAAGAGGAACCAGGTGCAGATACCGAAGAACTTGCAAGACTTGAGGACGAAATATCCTCTTTGAAATCTAAAAAAGCAAATCTCGAGACTGAATTGAATAAATTCAAATTGATTGATGATATTGAAAATCGTGTTATTGAATTGGAAAACCAACAGCAAAAACTTGTTACCGAAAAGAATGAACTCGATGAGGCATCATATCTTATGGATGAGTTCGTAAAAGCCAAAGTTAACATGTTGGAAGAAAGCATTAACGCAAGGTTTAAATTGGCTCGTTTTAAAATGTTCAACGTTATGCTAAATGGAAACGTTGAAGAATGTTGCGAAACAACCTATAAAGGGGTGCCATACCGTAGCATGAATAATGCTGCGAGAATTAATGTCGGATTAGACATTATCAATGCATTAACTAGCTATTATAAAGTTAATGCTCCAGTGTTTATCGATAACGCGGAAGCTGTTACTGACTTTATCCCTGTTAATAGTCAAACAATTAAATTGATCGTTGACGAATCAGAGCCACAACTTGTGGTTAAGGAGGTGTAAGTATGGCAAATAATCATAAAGTAATTATGAGTACAGATGAAATGGCAGCATACATTTATACTATTTTGTCTGAGCACGAGCTAACTGTAGGAGAATCGTTATCTTCGCTAAAAAAAGCAATTAAATTAGTTAACAAATCAGTATATTATGACCATTTAAAAGAAAGTGAGTATGAAGAATGCAATTAGTACCTATCAATGTTGTAGAAAATGCTCAATATGTAAGTGGTAGAGATTTACATATGTTTTTAGAAATTGGAACAGAATATAAAGATTGGTTCCCTCGAATGTGTGAATATGGTTTTGAAGTTGGTATAGATTTCAACCCGCTCAAAAAAGAGCGAGTTCAAATTGAAGGCAATCGAGAGGTTAAACGCATTATCACTGACCATGAACTTACAATTGATATGGCGAAGCAATTATGCATGCTATCTCGAAATGAAAAAGGCCGACAAGCTCGAGAATATTTTATTCAAGTTGAGAGGAATTGGAATTCTCCCGAAAAAGTAATGGCAAGAGCCTTGCAAGTCGCTAATAGAACGATAGAGAACTATAAGTTGTCTATCTCTATGAAAGATCAACAATTAGCAGAGTTGCAGCCGAAAGCCAATTATTACGATGTTATTTTGCAAAATAAAGAGTTGCTAAGCATTACTCAAATTGCTAAAGACTATGGGAAAAGCGGAACTTGGCTTAATAAATTTCTAGCCGATAAAAAAGTGCAATTTAAACAAAGCGGTGTTTGGTTTCTATATGCTAAATATGCAGATAAAGGGTATACATCAAGCAAAACATTTATTGATGATGTAGAAAAAGCACATATGCATACATATTGGACTCAAAAAGGCCGGCTATTTATATACGATTTGTTAAAGCAAAATGGAGTTTTTCCGTTAATTGAATTAGTAGATGCCGATAAAACGGCATAGGAGGTACATAATGGGTGAAGTAACAAAAGCACAAACTCAAACACCATCGCTTAAAACTATGGTGTCTAGTGAGTCGGTAAAGAAACGTTTTAATGAAATCTTGGGTAAAAAATCAGCAGCCTTTGTATCTAGTTTGATTTCTGTATCTAACAATAATGAACTTTTATCTAAAGCTGACCCTACTACAGTTATTACTGCAGGTGTGATGGCAGCCACTTTAGATCTTCCAATTAACCAAAACCTTGGGTTTGCTTATATTGTTCCTTTTTACAATAGCAAGAAGAAAATTAATGAAGCTCAATTTCAAATGGGTTACAAAGGATATATTCAGTTGGCCATGCGCACAGGTCAATATAAGACCATTAATGCTAGTGAAATATACGAAGGCGAAATTAAACACCATAATAAACTTACAGGCGAATTCGAATTGGGTGAGCGAACTGGTGATAATGTAGTTGGCTACATCGCTTATTTCAAACTCATTAATGGCTTTGAAAAGTATTTATATATGTCCAAAGAAGATGCTGAAGCACACGCTATAAAGTATTCCCAAACATACAAAAGGGGTTTTGGTCTTTGGAAAACTGACTTTGATGCAATGGCCATCAAAACAGTACTCAAACGTTTGTTAAGTAAATATGGAATTCTATCAGTCGAAATGCAGAACATGGCTAATGCAATCTCTGCAGATGGCGCCGTCATTCGTGATAATAATGGCGAACTCACCCCTGATTTCGAAGGTGAAACTATCGATGTTCAATCAGATGTGGCAGAAACCATCGCTAATAATGCAAATTCTGAAGCCATTGACATAGAACCTGGTCCTGCCAGTGAGTTTGTTAATCCTGAAACTGGCGAAGCAGTCAATATGTTTGGTGATTAATTGTGATTAGTATTCAAGCATTCGGTAGTAGCTCGAAAGGGAACTGCTACCGAATCAAAACCTCAACCAATGGTGATGAACTGCTACTGGATGCAGGATTATCATTTAAAGAAATTCAAAGGTATTGTCGCTTTAACTTTCTACACCTATGTGGCACGTTGCTCACACATCAACATGGAGACCATAGCAAGGCCGTAAATGATCTATTAAAGCTAGGTCATCGTGTATATATGCTAAAAGATACTGCAGATGCATTATATGTAACAGGGAACCATAAAGTCATATATATTACACCTAAGGTTCAATTTACGATAGGCAATTTCAGTATTTTGCCTTTTGAATTAGAACATGACGTTCCTAATGTTGGCTTTTTAATTTCTGATGGCGAGGAAAAACTCCTCTACATTACAGATACCTATTACTGCCGATATACGTTCAAAGATGTTGATCATATCATGGTTGAATGTAACCATTCCTATGAAATCTTAAACCAACAAGTAGATGCTGGTTATTTAGACGAAAAACGAATGGAACGATTAATTCAATCTCACTTTTCACTAGAAAACGTTATTAAATTCCTCAAATCGATGGACCTAACTAAGTGTCAAGACATACGGCTACTACATTTATCTGACAGCAACTCAGATGCAGAAATATTTAAACAAGCTGTTCAAGCTGCTACTGGTAAATTAGTAATCGTAGAACAAGAAAGGAGCTCCTTATGATTATTAAATCAATCCAAATTAAAGATAACGATATCAGCATTGCCTATCAGAAACCATCTGCCACAGGCCTTACTGATATTTTTACACTTAAATCAAAAGATGATCCACGCCCCGAATTGTTACGAGCGTTTAGCAATCTGCAGAATATTGTAAAAAGAAACTTTGAATTCTTTGATGAATTTAATATTCCATTTGTTGTAAGTGCTTTTAAGTTTAAGTATGGTGAAATCGAAGGTCTTGTTAATCAGGTTTGTGTTGAAGGCGTAGTATCTGATATGAACACTCCTAATGAATTTAAATTTAAAACTGGATGGCTGAATGTAGAGTATGCAGACTCAACATTTGCTATCTCAGTTCAAGACTTAATCGATGAATGCGTAAGGTTTATTATGGGACGTCGAGCCCAGGATAATTTATTTGTAGATGAGGAATGATGAATGGCCAAGGATGTATATTACTTCAGCCACGATGTTAATGCGAGCAATGATCCTAAAATTGTGGCAATGGAGTCAGAGTTTGGTGTTATTTCATATGCCTGGTGGTGGAAATTAATTGAAAAACTAGCTTCATCCGAGGACTACAGACTGCCTTTTAAAAAATATACTTTTATTGCGCTTGATAAAGAGTTAGGGATTTTGAACAAAAATGAACGACCGTTGAACGAAAATGAACGACCGTTGAACGAAAATGAACAAGGTTTCTTTTGTTCAAATAAATCTTTTTCGTTCATAAATTCGTTAATTTATGATTTTGAATTGCTTGAGTGCAATGACGAGTATTTTTGGTCTCCTAGTTTAATCCGCAGACAAGAAGAGCGAAGAAGTAAATTTGAAAAAAAGCAGGAACAACGTAGGCTCGCAGGCATTAAAAGTGGTGAAGCTAGAAGAAAAAAGGAACAAAATCGAACGACCGTTCAACGAACTTCAACGGTCGTTGAACAAAACGAACAAAAGGAAAGGAAAGGAAAGGAAAGTATATATTCATATTCATATTATAGCGACGCTGAAAATGAAAAATCAGATAAGAATATCTTATCCATGTTTGATGAATCTAAAAAACATGATTCATATAAAAACGTGTTCAAAATTTATATGAATGATGTAGGTGAGATTTCTTCGGTGACAAAAGAGAAACTAGAATGTCTTGTTAATGACTTTGGTGAAAATGAAGTTATTAATGCTATTAGTAAATCTAGCGAAGTAGGGAAAGCTAGTATCGCATACATCACAGCCGTTCTAAATAATAAGATTAGGGAGGAGGCAGCAAAGGGTGGAACAAGCAAATGTAACAGCAATGCTAGAAGCGTGTCTCGAAAAAATTCGAGAAAGGACGAACACGTCGACTGGCAAGCGGAATATGAAAGAGTCCACGGGAAAAAATGAGTTCTTCTATCCGATATATGACGAACCAGTAGTCATTCAGACAAACGTTAATACAACCTATGCTGCAGTCGGAATTCCTAGGCGCTATTATTCTATGGATTTTGACTGGTTGCGTAAAAATGGTAGTTTTTCAAAGGAAAACGCTGAAGCTTACGATGTGGTTAAAAAGTATTCTAATAATCTGAAAACTAATCTTGATTCTGGCAAGGGCCTCATATTAAGAGGCCCAGCTGGTACCGGTAAAACATCAATTGCGGTGAGTATCTTAAAACAGGCGATGGCATTAGGCAAAGGGTGCCTCATGATTTCTATGCCTAATTTATTAGATACCATGCTTACATTGTCTAAAGGCGACAATGTAGCTTATCTAAGATTTGAGCAAAAACTTAGAAATATCCCATTGCTATTGCTCGATGACTTTGGGGCGGAGTACTCAAAATCTGATTGGGTACCGTCTAAAGTCGAAAGCATCATCATTGATCGCTACAACAGGATGAAACCCATCATTCTTACGACGAATTATAGCGATGCTTGGACTGAAAAGAATTATAGTCAAAGAGTATATGACCGCCTACGTGGTGAATATGCGGTGGCTATATTCAATGGAGCGTCTCACCGATGAAAATTCTATTACGATGTCAGTTTAGATTCCGAAAAAAATCTCATGACCGGTTCCCAACATTAAATGAGTACATTGATTGTGAGCGTGGCTCTACTATAGCGGCGGCTGCTATGAAAAAGAAATGCACTGAGCAGGTTAAAGAACAATGCATTTCACAGCAGATACAACCTGTTAATGGGAAAGTAGACCTATTATTTGAATGGCATTCTTCAACTAGGCACGATCCTGACAATGTAGCGTTTGCCAAGAAGTTCATTCTTGATGGGTTACAATCTGCTGGTGTGATAGAAAACGATAATAGGAAATTCATCGGAACTATGGCTGATGAGATTATTCAGGATGATGAAGACTATGTAATTTTACACATCACAGAGAATATGGGAATATTCTTGTGATTATAAAATTAGTGGAGGTATAAAATGACTGTTAAAGAATTAATAAAGGCGTTACAGATGTGTGATCCTGATGAGCAGTGTTATGTTAGAATTAATGACAATTTTTTCGAAATCGATGATGTTTATGGTGTTGCTAATACGAATTATTATGTAATAGACGCTTATGAGGAGTGATAAAATGCTAGTCGAAGATAAGGATAAATGGTGTTGGGTAGATGTGGTTCATGGTAACGCAGGAATACCATGCAATACAATACAAGGTGCAATCGATAATTATTTTTTAGATGAGCCGGACAGAAAAGGAGCGACCATTGTAAAAATAGGACATCCTAATTATTGTATCCCGGAGGTTGATGCCAAATATGTAATCGAAGATATAATTAATCATCAAATTGACGATGAGATTGCTGAGTGGTCCGAAGATTATTTGACAGATGTTAAGAAAGAACATATCGATGAATTAAGCAAGGAACTAACAACGGTCTTTCGCAAATGGGAAAAGAAACATGGTTACGAAAACACAGGGTATGTAGTTTTAGAAACAAAATCGTACCCTGTTAATAGCAAAGGCAAACTTATTGTAGTGTAAATACTAATTATATTAATTATTTCTTATGAAGTTGGTATAAACAAATTCGGACTAAATCACAAAATCAATGATAAAGGAGGAAACATATTTGAATGAATATGATATTGAAAAAATCACTAAGTTGGCCACAGAGGTGGCAACCAAAACTTACTATGAATTAGCCAAGCAAGAAAACGCTCAACTAGGTCGTAAACTTCGACACAATACGATCAAGTTATTGAAGCATTACAGTCAGCTGCAGTCATATGTCGATAATGCTATCTCGGATTCTACACAGGCCGAGGATATATGGCTCAATGAACTATTAGCTGATATGTTTGACGACAATAGCATAGTGAGGGTGAATGCCATCGTTAAGAGCAAGGAGAAAACAGCATTGATGATGCGCCATGTAAATAACATGCTAGACATCTATGCTGAAAAGTGTAGTGCAAAACAATTTAAGTATTGTGAGTGCATGCGTAGGTATTATATTAATGGGGAAACGCTAGAACAAATTGCTGAATCATTCCCTGAACAGCCTGATGTACGTACCATCAAACGCTACATTGCTAGAGGGATTGAAGAACTATCCGTATTGCTCTGGGGCGTTATTGGGCTAAATACAAAAATCGCTTAATAAAATTGTCCCAAAACTGTCCTAGACATGTCCTTCTTGACATTTTATAATGATAGTGTGAGTTAATGGGACAACAAATACTCTATCTCTCAACGACACAGTGAAACCTAGAACACTAAAGCAAAAAAAAGCCCTTGCCGAAGCAGGGGCTTTTTGCTATAGGGTAGCTAATCCTATAATGTAGTGCGATCGCAACAGGATGCAATTTAATGGCAAGTTATATACTAAACGTAAATAACAAATGCGCGTTTACCGTAGTCACGAGCATAACGACGCTTGCCTGTCTTAGGGTCTGTTACATAGGCAACAAATTTCTTTGTGCCGCGTTTAGACCCAGATTGAGATATTTTGGACATATACCTGCTCTCCTTTCATAAATTTCTCCGAAGAGATTTATGGCGGGCCCGCACTATTTACATTATAACTGCAAATTATATATTAAACTAGCATTAATATATAAAATGAAAAAGACCCCAATTTTTGGGGCCTTTTTCGATAGACGGAACAAGCTAACTTGTTTTTAAGAAAGATGAGTTGTAGCTAATAACTCAGAGCATCCTTATATATGTCTAAATATCTCAACAACATAATATCACTTAAATGTAAAAAAACAATAGTTAGAATTGTGAAAAATTTAAATTTATTTTATAAAATATAAAGTAGAACAAATATTTCATACAAGATATTGTTTTTATAAATTAAAATAACAAGATATAGTATATTATCTATGATAAAAACGTATATAGTTATGCAAAAGAAGAATGGAACGAGGTGAATACGATTGACTGATGTGTATTGTGAGAAACGAAGATGCTTAAACAATGTTAAGGGTTGGTGCAAAGCTAATGGCATTCATATTGATCATATGTGTAAATCGTATGCGCCATCACATTCTTTAGTAAAAATAAAAACTGCAAAGGTACATAAGGAATGCGGTAAATATAAGCAGAATAAGAGTGTATTAAAGTAGCACGGCACCGTCACGAAGATGAGCTCCGTATGTCTCGTCGTAAAAATAAAAAAATAAATTTAAATTATACCGAGTTTTGTTAAATTTTTGAGCAATTTTTTTGTGGGTCCTTCTAGCAAAAATTAAAAGCATGCGGTGGCCGAGACCCCAAAATTTGCCTAGATTTTAATTTTTTTATGGCCTTGCTAGTGATACAGGTAATGAAAGGAGGCTGATTAATAAGTGAAAATTACAGATGATTTGAAAACAGCAACGGCCTCTCAGTCGAACTTGGCAAAAGCACTTGGGCTCTCGCGTCAACGTGTTTCGCAACTGCTCCAAGAAGGGGTTTTAGCAACGGATGAAAAGAACCAAATTCTGGTTATCAAATCCGTTATCAATTATGTCAAATATAAGGGCCAATCTTCTGCTGAAGAGGAAAGCAGTTCTGATGATGCGATATTCGAGGTTGAAAAGGCCAAGAATGAACGTGCGAAACGCAAGATTGCTGAGTTGAAGCTAGCCAAAATGAACGGCGAAGTGTACTCAGCAGATACTGTAGAACAGGTTATGACAGAAATGCTTGTGAATTTGCGTACACAATTATTAGGATTGCCAACAAAACTGGCTCCACAATTACAGAATGTAACAAAAGAGGAAGCATATAACCTGTTAACTCAAGAAATCGAGGACAAATTATCAGAATTAAGTGAATATACGCCGTCATTATTCATGGATAGCGATGATTTAGACGACGATAAAGCGCCAAATTAGGCGCTTTTTTAATGCAAAAAAGGAGGTGATAGCATGAAAACGGCAAAAGAATTGTGGCAATACGTCTCTAAAATGGGTCTAAAACCACTACCAAAAACCAGTGTTAGCCAATGGGCTGACGATTATCGCATGCTATCACAAGGCCTTTCTGCTGAACCAGGGCGTTGGAAAACGAGTAGAGCGCCATATCAAAAGGATATTATGGATGCTTTCACGCAACCTGGTATCAATCGTGTAGTGGTTAAGAGCGCCAGTCAAGTGGGAAAATCAGATATCATGAATAATGTCCTAGGGCGATACGCTCATCTTGATCCATGTGCGGTGATGATGATTCAACCGACTATCGAATTGGCTCAAGATTATTCAAAATCTCGTATTTCTCCAATGATCCGTGATACAAAAGTACTATCACAGGTATTCTATGAAACGAAATCTGAAGACGGTGCCAAAACAAGAGATGGTAAGAACACAATCTTATCTAAGTTATTCCCTGGTGGTCGTCTTATTATGTGTGGGGCGAACAGTCCGGCAGGATTGGCATCACGTCCTGTGCGTGTGCTACTTGCGGACGAAGTAGACCGATTCCCAGATAGTGCCGGTACAGAAGGTGACCCAGTAGACCTTGCTGCCAAACGTATGACAACATTCTGGAATAGAGTTATGGGGCTATTCTCCACGCCAACTAATGAAGGTAGCTCACGAATCGATGTAGAGTATCAAACAGGTACGCAAGAAGAGTGGCAACATGAGTGTCCTAATTGTGGTGAGTATCATTTGATACGACAT